AAAGATACTGATAAACAGTATAATAGATTTAGATCGGATTTTCAGGAGATGATAAGAGGAATGAACTTTCCTATTATCGTTTCCTTTAAATTCGTAAGAGGCACAAGACATCGTTTCGACTATATAAATCCTGCACAAACTGTACAAGATTTAATGGTTAAAAATGATTGGATTGAAGATGACAATATGGAATATATAATACCACATTTTGAACCTTATGAATACGACAAAGAAAACCCTGGCGTTGAAATTAGAGTCTATGAAAGAACTGATAGAGTTTAGAAAACTCTTTACAACTGCTTTTAATATCAATGATGATGATTTTACATCAGAATTGAGATCAAGAGAAATGGTTGATGCAAGAATGATTTATTCCGCTATAGCTTATAGATATGGTGGTTATAGTAAAACAGATATTGGTAAATCTGTAAACAGAATACACGCTACAATTATTAATTTACTTAATAATTATGAAAACATTAGCGAGTATGATGAAAATTTTAAAGAACATTACAAGAAAGGACTTTCTATTTTTAAGTCTCTTGAAAAAAATAAAGGTAAAAAATCAAGTATAGTTGACATACTGCTTGAAACAAATAGTATTTTGAGAAAAAAACTAACACATAGCGATAATGAAAGAATACGCTATGAAGAAAAAGTAAAACATTTAGAAAGTAAATTAACTAACATTAGTAAACAATTGATATGAGTATTGAAACAAAAACAAAAAAGAAAATTAACATTGACGGAACAGAAGTAAAAGTAGATTTAAAAGTTTACAAAGTTTTACAAAATTTGACCGAAGCATTAAGATCACATGAAGTAGCTATATTGACTTGGGTGCATAAGCTATACAATACTAAAAAACGTCATAATGATGACGAAAAAGGATTGTATCAATATGCGATGACAATACCTGGTGCTAGTGATATATTAACCAGAATGAAAGCAATAGACATTGAAAATGATGAAAAAAGCAAACAACAGCCAGTTGATGGAGTCGAAGATAAGACTACAGATGCAGGAGCTAACGGATCTTCTAATTAGAAAGAATAAAGCTTACGGTAACTCTGCAACACATCCAGCGAATATATTTTCAAAAGGTAATGCTGTTGATAGTTTATGTGCACGTATTGACGATAAGTTGATGCGAATATCAAATAAAGGCATTAATCCAGACACAATGGATACAATAGATGATTTAATTGGATATTTATGTTTGTTAAAAATTGCTTTATCAGATGTCAATATCTATGAAGTTAAATAACTATCTTTGTATTTCTTTCAGGACTTTCTGTCCTTTGTGTCTTATAGTTTTTTTTGTTGGTTGTCAAGATCCCTGGTTCTCCAGGGATTTTGGCATACCATATATACTATAGATAAAATATTTAAATCTTATGAATTGGAACAGTAAAACTAAAGATTGGACAGAGATAAGAAATCTGTCATTAGTTGAGTTAGCTAATAAAGCTAAAAAACTTAAAGAAAGTGGCATGTCTGTAAAGAGCATAGCCAAAGTCTTAGGTAAAAGCGAAAGTAGAATTAGAGAATATTTATTAAATAAGTAAATCATGGATTACTTTATATATGCAAGAAATAGAATTTTGGCAAATAAACAAAATAGAATCATTGTTACAACTTTGCCCATATAGCGAAGAACACAAAGAACATATCTTGAACAATATACCTGAAACAAAGGAAGAAGCTAATGAGCTACTAAGTGAATTATGGTTTGACCATATACCTAGAGATCCAAGAGATCAATTTAATAAAATGATTACTATGAATACATTAGTAAAACAAGATTACAAATATTCTTATATTTGTAAAGATTGTGGTGAACATTTTGAATCACCACAAAAAGAGACATTATGAGCTGAATGTCTGAGTCCAAACATAAAGAACTATAACAAATGAGTAAGAGCACAATTGTTTTTGAAGGCGGTATTGATAATATACGCACTTTAGCCGACAACTCTGTACGTGTCAGTATTGGCACTCCAGAACTAACAGCAGAAATCGTAGGTAATATGTATAGTATGCTGAAACAACCAGGTTATGTAGTGATATCTACAAAGCCAATATCACAACAACAGATCGATGCCGTAGAAGAGGCAACTGTTGATAGAGAGTTTGATACAAAAACACCATCACAAAGATTGCGTAGCACTTTGTACATATTATGGGAACAAACACAACCTCAGGAAATTTCGTCTGACGGATCTACAATATATGTAGATTTTGACATATTTTATAAACGAAAGATGAATGAACTAATCAGATTTATTAAAGACAAATTAGTATGACAAATAAAGGTAAATTATTGAACTACAGAAGGTGGCTTTTGAAACAACTTAAAAAAGTTGATGATAAATTATTATCTTTGTACAGCAAATCACCATATAAAAGATGAAAGCAAAAACAAGTGAAATACTATACAAGGCTCATAAAATTATGACCGAAGTAAATTATGAAGGTGTTTCTAAGACTGCTAGAGAAAAAGCAAAAAGAGATGCCAGAAAATTGTACAAGCTCATAAAAAAAGTTGATCCTGTTGTTTACGAAAGATTAAAAGCAGAGCTTGATTAACGAGAGTAAGAGTTACACTTAAAAACTTAACAAGGGTAATTAAAGTGGTTGTACATAAATATTGTATTACCATTTAATATTATGAAAAATTCATAGGGGTGAAATATCCCCTGTGAATTACTTAAACTTGTACATTATAATTAATCTTAGCCTGAACGCCATTATACTTACTCCATACAAAAGCCGAAGCTCTTTTTATATTTCCCACATAACCCTTATCATCATGCCATCTATCTGTCGCAGACATTGACGACAGATTTCTTACTGTCAATCCATTTAATTCTTCCACAGCCTGCAACTTCATAGACTTATTAGTGTGTAAATGACCTCTATGTACTTCAACATAATCTACTTTACTCCATATACTTCTATATCTTTGAGAAACAATTCCTGGTAAATCTGATGTTTTAGGTCCATTTCCGTGATCGTTTATAATTAAACACTTACCATATAAGTAATGCTTCATCATACAGTCTGTATTATCTACAGTCACATTATCATTTGACTCATAGAATAATTCTAAAGCATCGCCTATATGCATCATAGACTCTCTATCGTGATTTCCTGGAACTATGCATACATGAACCTTAGCCATTGTCGAAAGTATGTTTACGCACTCTACAATAAGTTTACGACCTGCTCTATATATATCTATATGATTATTAGTATTTTCTTGCGGTGTACCTTTTGTAGTAGTTGGTATTGGGAAATCTCTATCTGAATTTAAAAAATCATTACCTACAATAAATAATATTTGATTGATAAAAAAACCAGAAGACCTTTGCATTAAATGTTCTAAAGATGATAACATTCTTTCCCTAGCTATATCTAAATTATACTCATCTCCTTTTATACCTATTTTTCCTAAATGTAAATCTGTAGCATTTATTTCAAGTAGGTGTGGATTATCATCATAAAAATCATTATTAAAATTATGCTTTGGTATATGACCAAAAAGAGGAGTCAAGTCTTCGACCAGCTCCTCTCTTATCTTTTTGATATTAAGCATTGGATTAATCTTTTTTAACCATGCTTTAGTACGATACATCGTAACTGTTATTGGTTTCCTGTCATTATCAAATCCAGTAACCTCATAAGTTCCTATATCGTACTTATCAACCTCCCATACACTTAAGTCAACTTTACATGCTTTTAATAAATTATCAAGACTCTTTACTCTTTTGCTGTCTTCACAAGTTGCAGTAGCTCCATTTTGATTTTCAGTAAATACAATTTTTTCTTCTGTCTTTGCATTACTTGCTTCATGCCCAAGATTAAACTGCTTTCTTAAACGTCTTGCTATAGCTCTAACTCTTTCATAATTAGTTCCAAACATTGCAGCAGTAGCTGCATAATTTTTTCTTAGTAAATCAGGATTTTGTATTAAATACCTTTTAATTTTCTCATTTACATTTGTAGGATCGAATGTCATTTTTTTTGTTATTATAGTTTTTCTTTTACTCCATAACCGTGCTGCGATTTAAACTGCACGCTTATTGGTTTGTAAGATTCTAAATTTTTCTTTTTATTATAACAACGTTTTGCTCTATTTATTAAGAAATCATTGTTAATAACTTCAGTAGTATTAAATCCTTTTACTACAACGTCATAAACCTTAAACTTACTTCCTTTTTTATTTTTAAACTCCCAATCACTAAGCCAGATTGGTACTTCAAATTTTAGCATTATTTTAAAACAGTTACATCAAGCTGACCTTGATTAGCGATTTTGTGAATATACAAATAAAATGGTTGTGTACCAGCAATAATTTTTTGTGTAGTACCAACTAACTCAGAAAATGATAATTGTTTTGGATTAGCAGGACTAACACCAGCTTGTGCTAATATAATATTTACTCCTAGAAATACAGTATCTTTAGATCCCAGTATTACTTTATTTGGTTCTGATGAAGTAATTTTTGTAATATCTACTCTGGATAATAATAAATTAAAAGTAAGACTTTGTGTAGTATTACCATTTACAAATAAAATATCTCTAAATCTTCCTTCTCTTACACTATCAAATATTTTTGTATAAGGTTTTCCACTATCATCAGTAAACGGTACATTCTTATATATACCTATACCACCAGCTGTTGTTTCCTCAGTATTAATTACAATATTATTTTGTTGTTGAGATACCCCAGCACTAGCTGCCGCTGTTCTTAAATTCGATCCTTGCTGTGTATTTTGAACTATTGGTGCTGGTCTTGACTGTGTAGTGAATTGTGCAGAAGCTGGAACTGCTCCAGATCTTGGAACAAACTGTTGGCCTTTAGCCAACTCAATTTCTTTAAGTTTTTTTATCCTATCAGACTCATATCTGTTTCTACCTTTTTCATATTCTGCCATCGTAATCTACGTATTTAATAGTTACTTCTTCACCTTTTTTAATAGCGTTTGCAATTCTAGGATAAATTCTTTTGTACGCATTTCTACTTTTGCCCACGAATCCATCAGGCAACGCTGTATTATTTTCCTGAGAATCACCGACAATAAGACAGCCAGCAGTATGTTCATCAGTGTTTCCAGTATGAATAAGAATATACTCAAAATTAGGAACATCAACGATATGTAACATACCAATATGTATATCAGGATATTTTTTACTATATCTATTATGAAACCCACCTTCTTTCCTGAGTTCAATATTGTAAATACCTTCAGGTATTCTTGTTTCGCCTTTAACTTTAATAGCCCTGTGTTCATCTTCTAATGTATAACAAAGAAATTGTTTACCTATGTCTGTAACTTCAAAAAGCAGACCGTTTGTACAATCTGCTTCTGAACTAAATCTTAATACTAATAATTGCATTATGCGTCTAATGCATCACATAAAACAAATTCAGCTTTTTGTGCTGCTGTTGCTGCATCTAAATCTAAATTAGTTGAACTATCTCCTGCACCATCAATATCAATAGGTGCAAACATTCCCTCACCTGGTTTTAAATCTGCGATAATATCACCATCAGGTTTTACAGAGATAGCATAATCTGTATCTACATTTTTAATAAGAGCGTAAATTCTATCTTTATTATGCAATGCAATATTTATTGTATCATCTGATGTTCCAGCTAATACCTGACCAGCAGTAATAGCTTGTGAAGATGTATTTGATGTAGATGCAAAACTTGGTGCAAAAGTAAATACTACTGTTCCATTTTGATCTGTTAATGTAAATGTTGCATTAACACTTACTGAGGTTGATTGAGTTGCCATATTCTATTTATTAAGCGTTAGCGTCTATTTCTACAGCAAAGTATTCTACTGTAACAGCTGCTGTATTAGCACGAGCTGTAGTAGTTCCTGTGCCTCTAATAATTGTAAACAAAAATTCACCTGGTTCTAAAACTCCTATAATATCGTTATCTGTACTAGCACCATCATAAACTGTTACATAATTAGTATCATCCATGTTTTTAACATAGATTAATCTTCCATATCCAGGTGCAGCCATAATTGTTGCATCAGATCCAGTTGGTACATCAATACGACCAGAAGCAATTTGATCTACTCCCGTAATGTTTAATTGAAAAGATGATCCAATTGATTGTGAATATCCAGTTAATGAAGTAGCAGTCATATTGATACTACCATTGAATGTATAATTTTGAGCCATTTTATTATTTTTTTACAAATATAATTAAATTAATAATTACTTTGTTGGTTAGTATTAAAAGTTTGGACAGCTGTACCTGAAGAATTTTGATTAACATTTTGATCAAATCCACTAGCAGATGAAGCTGCCGCGCCATGTGTTGTTCCAGCCATATATCCAATTACACCATTAAAGACGTGTGTATGATAACCAACTAATCCATTTGCTTGTCCATAATCTAAAGCTTCTTGTATGGTACTAAACAATGGTGCTCCGTCTATATAAGTTAAAATAGGCATTATATTATTTTTTTAAGTTCTGCACATTTTTCATACTCTTCAACTTCAATAAAATAATCTATCATTCTATTAATTGTTAAAGCCCAACCTTCTTCAGTTTTAATTTCTTCTGGATCAAAAGATAAAAAAACATGTTCTTTTTTACCATCTATTAAATCGTCTATAGTTATGTCACCTATAAGAATATGATAACCATTATTCATGGCAATATCTAACTCTTCGTAACCAAGTTCTTTATTAATCATGTTGTTCATTTAATCTTGACATTCTTGCTCCGCAACAACACATATTTTTATCAGCCATTGCACCACGATACCTCATTCCATGTTCAGCTTTTTTCTTTTTATATCTACTAACTCTACCCTTCTCTTTTTTTTCTTTAGCTGCTCTAGATTTTTCATATTTAGAAAGTTCAGACCAAGTAGAGGGTGTATCTTTAGTTATACGTTTAGTAGGGCGAAAAGTATTTTCACCACCGCTATAATCTTTTTTACCACGAGGTGTACGCCAGTCTTCTTTAAACCAACGCTTTAATCTCAATCCAGCTTTTGTTTTTCTAACAGCCATATTAATCGTGTTGTGTATATCTGCCACCAGCACTATACTCTACCTTCATACCGTGTGCAGCCTTCTTTTTCTTAGATTTATTTCCCCAATTAGCAGCTCCTACTTTACGACACTTAGCCATTGCACCACTTCTGTAGGCAGATGTCTTAGGTCCGTAACGAGCTACAACTTTATGATAACAAGCGTCTTTAGGCATTTTTTCTTTTTTTACGTAGGGCTTCTTTACCCTTTTTAAATATACTAACTACTTGGGTTTTACCCATTACTTTTGCTCTTTGTTCCCCAACAGTTAAAATTTGTATCTTCCTAGCATACGGTTTACTAATTCTTTTAACCTTAGCCACAGTAGCCCTAGCGTCAGAAGGTGTGGCAAAACGTATACTAACAGTATCCTTTGGATTTTCATCCGTATATAATCTCCTACCACTACCCTTTGGTTTTTTACCTGTACCTTTTTTAGGATCTTTACTTTTTCTTTTTGCTGGCATTTTTGTGTACTTTTTGAATATCAAAACTAGCAGATAATGATGCACCTTTGTGTGGTTTATATCCACCAGCAGGATTTTTCATTAACTTATAGTTATTGTTCCCTTTTTTCATCCAATGAAAACCAGCAGGTGCTTTGACAGATTTTTTCGCCATATTTTAACTATGTTGTGTAAGTGGAAAACGACAACCATCTTGACAATTCCATTTACGTAATGATTTATTAATTCTTGAATTAGGATCTCTTCTTGTTTTAGCAGATGTAAGTTTAGCTTTCATCCCTTTCATTCTAGCACAAAACGACTTTCTACGCTTAGCAGCCTTAGAACCTTTTTTTAATTTAGAAGGTTTAGTAGTAACAGCAGTCTTTAATTTAGATCCAGGATTAGCTCTACGATAAGATGCTACACCTTTTTTATTAAGACCACCTGATGGGCTTTTGCCCTCTTTACGTTGCCATGCTGGAGTTTTTGCCATTTTATTTTAATTCAGTATTGTTCTTTTTGCTACTCCCACCAAAGAAAAAGTCAATAATAGTATTAACCTTCGCAGACATAGCACCAAAGATAGTTGAAATAAAGCTAATTTCAAACTCTCCAAGATCTAAACTTTTTGTAACAAAATACTGGAACATTACAAAAGTAATTCCAAAATAAGCTACAGTAAATAAGGTAGCTAAAAGCTTTTGTATTAACGCATCATCTTTGTATAAATCTCTTGCAGACTTTCTATCTTCAACTTCTTTTTCAAAAGCTTCACGTTCTGCTTGTAACAAAACTTTTTTTAATTCTAGTTTTGCTTGTTCTCTTTCTTCATCAGTTGTAATTACTTCATCAAGTATGCCTTCTGCATTCTCTACAACCTTACCAAATAAACCACTAAATATATTACTAAGAGCCACAGCTTGGACAAATTTCTGGGTTATCAATATCACATCCGCTTTCCTCACACTCTTCTAAATTTTCAAAATATATATCTATATCGTCTAATTCGTTAAGCCAATCATTAAAATCAAAATCACTATTATTGTAATCTGTATTTGTTTGATTGCAATCACAAAACGTTTTTGTGCACGATTCAGTATTTTTACAAGTTTTATTCATTATTTACAATTTTTAATACTTACTATTTCTTTTTCTAAATCAATGATACGATCTTCATTCTCATTTATAATCTTTATCTTCTTTTCAAGCCTTTGTTCAAGAACTTTTATATCTTCTTCTAGTTGACCTATTTGACTGTAAGCTACACCCATAGTAAATATCACACCTATAATCCAAATGATATTACCAATAGATACTTCTAAGCTTTTAGTGATCATTTTCTATTACCCTATAAATATTTTAGCTAGCGCAGCAGCTACAGCAGCATACAAAACCCATATAGCTTTAGACATAGTTTTTCTAGCAGATGTATTTTGATTAACTCTTGAAGCTATACCTCCATCAGGATCAAGTAGCTGCTTAGTAAGCATGTCTAACTTTTCATCCATCTTATCAAGCTTCTTATCCATTTGATCCATACGTTGTTCCATTAATGCTATTTGCTTTTCCATTTCAATATATTATAAAAATTCTTCAGGTATTTCATCTACACATAAGTTTTTATTTTCCTGAGTTAACATCTCATAGCATTCTTGTGGAACAAAAATCATAAATTTATTTATTGTTGTAGAAGCTACTATATCTGATGTTGTATCTGTTTTAGTATCACTATTTGGATAATTATAATAATCATCCATATTTGATAATATTTCAATACATTTTTCCATTGATGATACTAAATACTTCATAATCTATCGTGTATATTATGTCTTAATGCTAATATGTTTAATATTTCATCTTGATCTGCAGAAGTAACTGCATAATCATACATTACTATTTCATGTAAAATACCATCAAATGGCGAAGTTATACCAGCTTGCACACCAAATCTATTTATGTCAATAGGATTTTCAAAACTTGTTTCGGTATCTGTATGCGTTAATGTTGAAGTAACATCACCTGCTGCAGTAACCAGTTTTACAGTAACATCTTCTGAATCTCTATGAAACATCAATATATTCAACTCATCTTCTTCTAATAAATTACCACCAGGTAAAGTTAATAAGTGATCATTTCCTGATGTCCTTCCTCTAAATCTAATTTTAGTTCCATTATTTTGAACTCTAATAAAATTATTTGCGCTTGTCGATGATCCAAAAAAAGTATTATTTGAACTTAAATCTGTTGGAGTAATAACTATAAAAAAACAAAAATCATCAAACTCTACAAATCCACCACTTCTTTCATTGAACATTTCAAATCTATGCGGAACACTAGAGTTGAAATCTAAAAAACCATTATTTAATGCTGGCTGAAATGCAGCATTTGATTGATAAAATTCTCTTTGTTTGTCTGTATTGCCAGAAACACTTTTAGCTTGATTTTCCCAATCAGATACATTTGAACCATTTAAAACAATACCCGCACCACGGATAGCGTGTAATTGTAACCCACCTACAGATCCACCAGGAGCTTTAATGTCACTCAAATATAATGGTTTGAATGCACTAGAAACTTCTAATCCGTAGTGTAGTCCTAAATGCATATTAAGTAGCTGATGTAGAAAGACCTGGATGCGCTCCTGTAGCTGGTGCTACATAACATATTGCCTTACCTGTGTTAAGTGTTACAGCAGTCCATCTGCCATATATTGTAACTCCCTTTGGAAAAGTATCTCCACTAACTAAAGCTTTACCAAAACCAGGATTTTTTGCTGCATTAATTTCTATGTAAGCAGAAGCATTACCTGATTGTTTATAAGCTGTTAAAGCAGTAAATGTACTATCATCTATAAATGTAATAGCTACACAATGATGATCTGAATCGGTTGTTAAATTTTGTAAAGCTTCGTCAGCTGATGATGCATCTAAATATGCACTTCCAAAATAACCTGTTGATACTGAAAATAAATCGTTTACGTTTGCCATAATATTATGTTGTTGCAGCTGTTGCTGTATT